ACTCATGGAAACCTGGAGCAAACCACCGGCGGAACGGCGATTTTCTACGTCCAGGACGAGAGCGGGAACACGGTCGCGAGCTCGAGCTACTCACCAGACTACAACCGGGGCGTTATCACGTTCGCCGCCAACCAGGAAGGTTCGGCCTTCTACCTGAATGCCCGCTCGTTCGACCTGACCGCCTGCGCAGCCGAGATTTGGCGCACGAAGGCCGCGCACTACTTCACTGCCGTTGATTTCTCCACCGACAACCACCGCATAAACCGCAGCCAGATCAGGGATCATTGCCTGGAAATGGCCGAGTTCTTTGAAGCGCGCAGCCCGGACGGGGCCGCATCCGTCTCGCTATTTCGTGGAGATACGGATGTCTGATATTCTCTCCGCCGCCGAACTGGCAGACATGCGGGCCGCGGTGGAAGAATTGATGCCAGATACATGCAATCTGCTCACGTCCACATATACGCCGGATGGGGCCGGGGGCGGAACGCTCACCTGGGGCACGGTCTCTGCGGCGGTCGCTTGCCGACTGGACATCGAAAGCGGAATGGAACAGATCGCCGGCGGGGCTATGCAGCCGTTCACTCGGACGGTTTTGTCCATTCCCTACGACACAACCATTACCAATGAATACAGGGTCGAACACGGCGGATATATCTATAACGTCAAGGCGACGAACCTGGATCAATCCTGGCCCATTGTGAAACGAGTGGAATTGAGCCGAGTATGACAACCACGCTGGACGACGACGTTTTGGACAGGCTCATCAAGGGGCAACCGGAGCGCGCGGATCGATTTATCAGCGCCCTAGCGTTTCGCCTGGAGGGCTATGCCAAAGACTTCGCGCCCGTTATGTATGGGGCGCTCAAGAACTCGATCTTTACCAGGACCAGCAAGACCGATGGTCTCTCCGCGGCTATTGCAGCCGCCCTGGCGAAAAACCCGGCCGTGACATGCGGAGATCCAACCCCCGGAACGCCCCCGCTGGGCACGGCCTATGTGGCCCCCTCGGTGGACTATGCACTCTGGCAGGAGATCGGCACGTCGCGCATGGCCGCACAGCCCTATATGACGCCGGCGGTTGAGCGGACGAACGGAGATATTCCAGAGCTGGCAAAGGGGTTCTTCGACGATGTTGGATGACCTGGCGACTGCCATCTATGCAAAGCTGAACGCGGCCTCCGCTTTGACCGCGCTTTTGAGTTCTGCATCAGCCATTTACGATGATCAGGCCAAAGATGGCGCGGCGCTTCCCTGTGTTGTATTTTCTCTGCAGGGCGGTGGAGACGAGAACGAGACAGCTAACCGGACGAAGAATATGGTCCTGTATGTCCGGGCCTACAACTCAACGAGCATGAAGGCGGCAAAACAGATCGACAAGCAGATCGACGCTGCGCTGCATGGTCAAGCTCTAAGCGTGACGGGATATACAAATTTCTGGCTGGCCCGCGAGACGGACATAGCCGCAACCGAGAATCCGCCTTCTGGCGGAAAAATCTATTGCGCCGGCGGACATTATCGTATCCGCCTGGACAAGAACTAAAGGAGATAAAATGGCAGAGTTCACAGGAAAGGACCTGGTTCTCAACTGGATTTGGAGTGGCGGAACCGTCACCCTGGCGGGTGATTATCGCTCCTGCAACTGGCAGCCCTCAGTCGGTCAAGCCGAGAAGACTGCTGGATCAGATACGCATCAGGCGTTCATGCCGACCGTCAAGAACGCGACTGCCAGCATTACGCTGGTCGCCCAAACCGGCGGGACGGCTCTGGCCGCAGCTCTCGATGCGGGTGTTGAGGGAACGCTGCTCATCAGCCCCGAGGGGACCGCGAGCGGAAAGCGCAAGATCACCTTCCCGTCGTTCTCGCAGGGCGCGTCATATACTTTCCCCTATGCAGATACGGTTGAGCTGAATTGCTCGTTTGTACCAACCGCCGCCTACACTGATAGCGTGAATTGAGAAGGGCCTAAGCCTTGGACGCCAAGATTTCCGATATTGTTCTCTCGGACGGGAGAGAACTCTCTATTGATTTCAATAAAATCACACTTGCGGATTGGCGAGAGATGATCGATCCGGCGCGACCAGAAGAGAGGGGCGATAAGATCGCTGCACGGATTGTCGGACTATCTGATCAAATTGTCAATTTGTCATTTCCAGATGGTCAAAGAATATTCCGCGAAATTTTCCACAGGGCGCAGGAGGAAAGGACGGAAACATCATTCGTAGACGGTTCTCCTCTTCCGGTTTGCGATCTCAGCAAGATCAATATGGGAGAGTGGAGATCCATGATTGCCGCTCCTTACCAGAGCGCACTTGGAGATCCAGTTCTGGCACGCGTGAGCGGGATCGATGAGAAGAAAATACCTCTCATGACATTCGAGAATTGGCGACGATTATGGTGCGATATGATGCGGAAGGCCAAAAACCCAATGGCAAACCCTACCTGAGCAAGCGCGTATGGGACGCGCTTGCGAATTCCGAGAAAAAAACAGAAGAGAGACAAGGGTTGCCATTTGCGTATTTTCGATGGCTTTTTGCAGAATTATTCGGATGGACTTTGGAATATATCGATACCATTTCCATAGCCGATTTGCACGAGTGGATTCAAATCACTGATGGAAAGAACAAGGCTATCGAATCTCGCAAAAATCGTGCTCCGAAGGGGCGTAGATCATGAGTATAAAGATTGCTACTCTCTATGCAGAACTCAAGGCCGATGACAACCTTAATCCAGCCCTTGTCAAGACCAAGCAAAATTTAGGTGCGGCCTCGGCGGGCGTCAGTAAATTCGGAACCGACGCAAAAAAATTTTTCCAGATTGCCGCAACATCCCTGGCGGCCGTGACGGGCATGGCGGCATCTGTTCGCGCCCTGATGAATGAGTTCACGGAGGGGGCAAACAAGATCAGACCGTTTGTCCAGTTGACAGGGGAATCCGCCGAGGAGATGAGTCGTCTTGTCGAGGTCTTGGATGATTTCAAGATATCGTCCGAGGATGCCATGCTCGCACAGCGCTCCCTGGCCCAAAAAGGGATGACGCTTACCATCGACAGCCTCGCCAAAATGTCCGACGCATATCTGGCATTGAATGATGGGGCAGAAAGACAGAGATATCTAAGCGAGCAGTTGGGGGGTAGAGTAAGCCAGAGATTCATTGAAATTATGTCCCAGGGCGGCGATTCGATCCGCGCCAGATCAGAGGCGATATCCGAGGGCCTGATCTATGACGAGAGAGCTCTGGTACTGGCGCGCGAGTATGAGTTTGCCCTGGACGAGTGGAATGATACGCTGCGAGAAGCGAAGTATCTGATAGGCGAAGAGATCATGCCGCTCGCAACGGATTTTATCGGTAGGATGACGGACGGTTTCCATGCCTGGCAGCAATTTCCTGGACAAATCCGGGAAATTGGATCGCAATTACAGCGAATAGGGGCGCTCCGCGGCGGGTTCTGGGGCGATCTTCAACGCTTCGGGGGTGGACTCGATATCGGATTGACGGGCGGAGCGATCGGTATTGGAGAGCAAATCTCGGGACAGGCCGACGAGCTCGATTCGGCTACCCAATCCGCTCTCGCATTGGCCGAATCTTATATGCCCGAGATTGATGATCGGACCGAGGATATCACCTCGTCCACTCGCGATTGGGGAGAGTATCTATCAAAGATCACGGACTATGCCGAGCACATCGCCGAGAGCGAGGAGCGCCGCGCCGCTCTGACGGATGAACTTGAACAAGCCGTAGCTCTTTATGGCGAGAATTCCACCAAGGCGCGGGACCTGCGCAACGAGATCGGAACGCTTGATAAACAGACCTCGACTTGGGCGAATCAATTCATCTTGTCACTCTATCAAATGCAGCTCGCCGCGGATGGGGTGATCGATGAATCGGACGTTCAAAAGATTCTCGCTATGGGCGAGGGCCTGGGCATTCTTGATCGAAACGCGGTCGAGGCCGCGCAGCACGCATGGGAACTTGCCGAACAGCTCGTAGCCCTTCCCGGAGATATTCGACACACGGTGGAATACCTGGTCTCCGTGACGGGTGATGTGGATCAGGCGCTCGCGCTCGCGACTGGCAACGCCGGATTCGGCGCCAGCCAAGGTTTGGGGAGTAATGAACTTGCCGAGACGGCGGCGACCGGCGGTCAATTGAAACCCGGACGCTGGACCGTCGTCGGTGAGCGCGGGTTCGAGGTCATTTCCCCGAGTGGACATGTATATCCACACTCACAGGCGGTCCATATGCTGCGCGCCGGGATGAGGATGATGCAAACCGGCGGGCCGATCAACTACTGGGATTTGCAATCCACGGGTGGAGCGGGAGGCGGCGGAAGTGGGGGAGGTGCAGCCCCGCCCGGAAGTCTCGGTGGATTGAATCAGGGAACAGGATTGCCGGGCACAGGTTGGGGCGGGAGCTCATGGTCGCCGCCCACTCCTCCCGAATATAGCGCTGCAGTCATCGCGGCCGCTGCAGCATCCGAGCAAGCATCCT